TGGCATTTTTGTAATAAGAGGGTGTACTCCTGATGAGCTCCCTCAAAACTGGCCTATTCAATTGGAGTATTGGAGGCTAATATATAGTAGAACTCTCATTAACGGATTTGCAACACGTGGCGGCCATCCGCTATAATATTACCGGATGGCCGCGCGCCGCCCGCTCCCTGCCACCTGGCGCTCTCTCCTCCCTTGGTGCTGGTGACCCTGACACTTGGCGCGCTCTCGACCCTCGATCTTTATATACCCACGTGGTTCGGCTAGTCTTTGTTGACCGACGCTTTAATTCAAATTAAAGCTCAACTCTTTTATGTCGCGCGATATCAATTCGAATTTGAATTATTGATTCGCGTTTTCTGAGTGTGCCCCATTGTACTACATGGACGACGTGGCCGATTTGAGACCATGCTGCTGAGCTAAGTTAAGTGTATGTCTGACTCATCCTTGTCTTTAAATTGGTCCGGAATGATATATTATATTTTAAGTGACTCAGCTGTTAACCACGTTTAAATCGTTAGCCTTATTATTCGTCTAATTACGTCTTATCCTTTGATCATGTATCCATGTAGGTATAAACGTGGTCCCTCCTTCACTCCACGACGATTTTATTCACGTAACCATGTGTTTAAGCGTTCTAATCCACTCAAACGCGATGATGGGAAACGAAGGCCTGTTAACTCTAATAAGGCCCATGATGAGTCAAGGATGAAAGCCCAACGGATCCACGAGAACCAGTTTGGACCTGACTTTGTTATGGCCCATAATTCGGCCATTTCCACGTTTATCAGCTATCCAAACCAGGGTAAGACTGAACCGAACCGGAGCAGGTCCTACATCAAGTTGAGACGACTGCGTTTCAAAGGAACTGTGAAGATTGAACGTGTCCAGTCTGATATGAACATGGACTGTGCTACCCCCAAGGTTGAAGGAGTGTTCTCCCTTGTCGTAGTTGTGGATCGTAAACCCCACTTGGGTGCATCTGGTTGTCTTCACACTTTCGACGAGCTGTTCGGTGCCAGGATCCACAGTCACGGTAATCTCAGCATCACTCCTTCCCTGAAGGACCGTTTCTACATAAGACACGTGTTCAAACGTGTGTTGTCTGTGGAGAAGGATACGTTGATGGTTGACGTGGAAGGGTCCACCACTCTCTCTAACAGGCGATATAACTGTTGGTCCACGTTTAAGGATCTTGATCACGATTCATGTAACGGTGTTTATGGCAACATTAGCAAGAACGCCCTCTTAGTTTATTATTGTTGGATGTCAGATACTGTGTCTAAGGCATCTACATTTGTATCGTTTGACCTTGACTATGTTGGATGATTAATAAAACAATAATATTTATTGCAATGATTTGGGCTGTGCCGGTTTACAATTATTGATAATACATTCTTGGACCGTAGTCCTCACTAGCTCGTTTAATTGGCCCATCGACATTGTGATGTTGGATTCTGCTCTCTGGGCTCCCACGATCGAAGCAGACTCTCCTGGATCTAACACGTTGGTCCCAAGCCTGCTTAGGTGCCTGTACGGGTGAAGCTCGTTCTCCACCTCGGAGTCCGCATCTGAATGCCCAGTTCCCACCGCACTCCTGGAAGCCCATGATTCTCCTGGCCTGATTTCAATTGGGCCTCTGAGCCCAGTTCTTGACATGGACGCGCATCTGATGGGCTTCCTTTCCCATCTTCCGTAGTCGACGTGCGAGAAGTCCACATCCTTGTCGGTGAACTGCTTGGAAAGGATCTTCACCGTCGGTGCCCGGAAAGGGATATCAACCGAGTGTTTCGCCGTCGACAGTTTCAGTTTCCCTTTGAATTTCGCGAAGTGGGTTCTCTGATGAACATTCGTATCGCAGACCCTGTAGTACAGCTTCCATGGAATTGGGTCCTTCAGCGAGAAGAACGAAGCGGAAAAGTAATGGAGATCAATGTTGCATCTGATCGGAAACGTCCACGATGCCTGTAGAGACTCATTGTCCGTCATTCTCTTGTCGTGGATCTCCACTATCACCGACCCCGTCGCGTTGATCGGAACTTGCTGCCTGTATTCTATGACACAGTGGTCGATCTTCATGCAGCTCCTGCTCAATCTCGCCGTCAACTGCGACGCCGTCGACGGAAATTGCAGAATTATCTCAGTTAGGTCATGGGAAAGCTGATACTCGTCTCGATGTGACTCTATGTAGTTGAAGGCGTTGGGAGGATTAACTAACTGAGAATCCATATGAGAAAGAAAGGCCGCGCAGCTGAAACCGATTGCTGAAGTTGAACAATTTGAGAAGATGCTACGGTTCCGTACGACTAACTGATGAAGAACTTCTGTTGAAGAATAAAATGTTTCCTGTGGTTTTCAGAAAGTAGCTGTTGAAGATGAACAACACTGGTTTAGGTTTCTGGGTTTCCCAGAAAGTAACTGATGAACAGGAAGAACAGTCGTTTAATTTCTAATGAATATGTTGTTTTGTTTTTGAGAAAGAGGAGAAATCTGGAGAGTAAAGTAAGTTATGTGTTTAGTTAGATCTGATATGTTTATATAGACACCCTATCGTTATGTTTTTAGAGCGTTCAGAGGAAGTCTTTTGTTTAATGAA